TCTCCCGACCCTTCCAGCGAATATTATACGACACAGACCCTTATTATTGCTGGCCGCGACCGTGAAACGACCTTTACACCCTTTGTGTGGAATGTTTTGACACACCACGCAAAAGAAGACAGAGACCCAGGGGCAGGTTTCGGAGAAATGTGTTGGAATCTGGGTGATATATATGGACGTCGAGCCCCCTTTTACCGCCAACCTGAAGGGTCCGTGAATTTCAGTACGGCTGATAGACCTACGATTTACACGAGCCTTGCCGCAGCCCCGAATGATACTATCTTGGGAAGTCCCAGTACTGAGATGACAGTGATTGTTGATACTTGGACACTCTATCATATTGAGAATGACAGGGGGTACCTGAAATACGGGAATTAGTATATAAAGCAGAAACCCTATATAATATAGATGGATATCACTTTCTGTATTCCATATTATGGAAAAGAGGAAGAAAATACGGAGCTTTTAACAACTTGTATTCGGCAAATCAGGAAGTTTTACCCGGACAACCCCATCATCGTTTGTAAGACGTCAGATTCTTTCATGCCCTATAGCTTGGAAGGCCCAACGACAGTCTATGATACCTTTGCCGATGGAAGTCATATCCTCGGAGCCATAGAGCTTCTAACACGTGTCTGTACTACCAAACACTTCTTGATATGTCACGATTCCATGTTCCTTTTGAAACCTTTGCCCGCAAAAGTCTTACACCAACCTATCTATCCTCTTTGGCATTTCAATGAAGCCAGTGTCTACTTTTATGATGGCCTCGTACAGTCGCTCGTACCGAAGTCTCTGCCTGTCAAAATCGAGCAGCGAGAATATAATGGAGTGTTTGGCCCAGCCTTCGGAGGGACCCTGGAATCACTGAAAACAGTTTGGGAGTTGCTGGCCATTCGGGATATTAAGCCCTACCTTGGAAGAGTTGGACTTGCGGGCTGTGAGCGTGTCCTTGCAATCATATTCATGCACATGGGTTGTGGTACGGAATCCCTTAATGGAAACATTAAACAACATCCTGATGTATTCAAGCGGATGGGGATTCCTGATTTTTCGATGATAACGTATGATTCGTACTTTTACAAGATTTGGAAGAATAGGTAAGACAATTATTATAAACTTTCATCAACTGCTCCAGCTGCCACCCTTCCAAATGTGTACCCTTTTTTACAGCGGCTAGCACGGCCTCACAGCCTTTCAAGCAAACCTCATAATCTCCCGCATCGTAGCTGTGTTGAATGAGTAGGCGCACAGGCTCATATGTACGCTCTTTTGGCTCCACGTAATTCGTCACCATTTGTTGATAATCGCCGTAGTATACGTCGAATATCTCCCGATTATCGAAATATACGATGGAAAAGAGTTGCTCGTCGGCATGTCCGTAGCCGAGCTCCAGCATCTTCATAAACGCCTCCTCTATCTTATCACAAAAGAGCTTCATGTACGTTGCCGAGCCTGTGAAGAATCCACTGCACATAGAGCAACGTCCCCATTTAAAATACTCGGGCAGATTTCGCACGAGTGATTCGCGCTGATAATCAATATAGCATGTACTAAACTTTTCCCGCTGACATCGCCACACATCCTCTAGGGACATGACATTTCTCCAACCCATCCGCTCAATACAGATATTGAGCCAGGCGAATTGTGTAGAGTTAAAGGGATTCTCGGCCATCGTTTGCTTCAACATGGCATATCGTGCCATACAGAGAAGGTAATAGGAAGCAGTATTACGGTCGTCGAAATTATAGGGGTGTTTCACGCGATTCTCCAGAATCTTTGACCTATATTTGCTCAATGGAAAGTCCTCAAAGGACATGACGACGTATTTTGTCTTTTCGGCAAGCCACGCCGGCCGCATGGCACGTAAGGGCTCTACTGTATGTGGCTCACAGTAGACGACGAGGTTCTGCTCTACACACATGGTGGACTTGGCACTGGCTAGGTAATGACCGAGAGGGCGTGCCTTAATGGAAGCGGATGCATCTGGCATTTTGGTCAAGTCGAAATATCCGGTGACAACAGTCCAGTTATCAGGGACGTCATTCTCCACAGGGCCAAAACGCACAATTCCTACCCCAGAAGAATGCGCCGTCTTATCACGAATCCGGTACCAAAAGTTATCGCGCACATTCTTCTTCTCCCACACTTTATTGAAGACTATGAATCCTTGGTACCCCTTCTGTTGTAACCATTCGTAAAACTCATATTCTCCCCTTCCGTCACTATCAATATCCATAAAGATAAAAGCAGAGCTCAGTAATTTATCGGACCACATTTCACGCTCTGGAACTGACATTAAATTATCGAGGAAATATGAAATATTTGCCACTTGTGGTAGGGTATGCGCATGCTCTAAATCAAAGGAATACACCATATTGGATGGCTCTAACGCAAGAGCAAGCGCCGATGTGCCAGCTCCCGTCCCGATATCAATGATGATACGATTTTTGTATCGCGTGGAAAGCTCCGTAAGATATGTCAAGTAACTCATTCTTTCATATCATACAGAAACCCTTTTAGATGCCTAAACATCCTGGCACATAGTAGCAAGAGAATGTCGGGCCCTCCAAGTATTGGAGATGTGAGCAAATATCTTAAAAGTAATTTCGTTATGGAAAAGTTCCAGAATGGTCAAGGGGCGAGTTCAAATAATGGTATAAGTCAGGGTCCGCGTATCGCCCTGGGCTCAGTGCCTGATGGTGCTCGCCGCTCCATTGTCTATGTAGGGAATTCATCTATCGCAACCCCTATAACGCCAGATGAAGCCCGATCTATTCCTACGTCAGATGAACCTAGTACAAAGAAAATCAATGGGACCATTACGACTCTGCTGGACTTGACGAATCGCGACCTACAGGAAAATGACCTCTTTCCTCTTACTACAGAGACCACTTGGTTTGCCCGTGATACGGAGCGGCGTGTGCTTGCCTTCACACCTACAGTGCAGGAAATACCTTTGAGAGGTCCTGGGGCTTTCGGCCAGCGCTTCTCTTTTGATATTGGGTCCATTGTTGTAGGTGATATCTTACTGGGAACCTCTCTCCAGATTCGCTTGGGACATTGGCTCGACCCTCAGATACAACTGTTGCTCGATGCCGGCCTCATTACCTATGATAATTCTGGCACGGCGTGGGAGTATGCCAATAGTCTCGGTACGGCCATTATTCAACAGGCCGAGCTGGAAATTGATGGAAAGACGATGGAAACAATCGACGGGGATTTCATCAATGTCTTCAATACACTTTTCGCCGATTATAATGAACAGGTGGGTATAGCGTATGACCATATTGGTAGGATAAGTATGAAAAGGCTGATGGCAGAGCAACAGCCACGGCTATTCCCTACAGAGGGTGGGACGCTCAATTGTATCCTGCCGTTTTTCTATATGCGTACGAGGAGGCAGGATGCCTTGCCGATGATTGCCGTGCGCGAGGGACTTGTGAAAATACATATTACACTGAGGCCCTTTGAAGAGTGTGTGCGTCAGCTTCGTGGCTATAGGGATTCCTGTACCTCGACTCCTCTGAATACGACAGTGGCCTTTCATCGTGGGACGGCAGCCCTTACAGGAGATACCGTGGCTGACCCACCCCCTTTTCGTTTCATTCAGCTTCTTACACAGGGGGCGATTGTGAATGGACCCTTTCGGCAGCGTATGCTTCACACACCTTTTGAGATTCTTCATCGTGAAGTACAGACCTTCTATTTCGATGAGCCACTCAAGTACGCAATAGGAAAGAAGACAGATGCCGTTCGTATCCAATTACCTTTGGAGGCGAATCATCCTATTGAGGAAATCATCTGGTTTGTACGCCTGAAGGATGTGCGGAACAATAATGCCTGGACGAATTATACGTCAGTCCTCGATTCTACGTGGTCTGAAAAGGCGGCCAGGCAACCTCTTTTGGAGAATGCCATTATTCAGGCGAATGGAACAACCATCTGTGATGCCGACGAACAATACTACCGGCAACTCATAGCTTCGGCACATCGCGGAGGGAGGGCAGCGTATGCCAATTTCATTTATGGCTATCCCTTTGCCAGGACACCTGGAGAGCATCAACCGAGTGGGTCATTTAACGCAAGTCGTGTGAATTCTCTACGACTTGTGCTAGATGTTAAACCACCACCAGGACTCTCTTGGGAAGTGAAGGTATTCTGTATTGCACTGAATTGGCTGAGATTCGAGAATGGCCTGGCAAATCCTATGTTTGAGGATTAATATTAGCCATATTAGAATGAACAAGGCCTATCTCACAAATGTGGCGGCGGCCCTTACAGGACAGCAGGGATTTACCACACAGAGTACTCAATCGGATGTTCTTTATACAACAAGCCTGACAGTTCTTATGTTTTACATATTTTTACTATTCATTTCAGGGGCAGGAGCGGCCTACCTTTCCTACAATTATAACATCTATATTGGGAATTCGGCAGGAACTGCTATGACGTTTGCCGTCATAAACTTCATCTTTAGTGCCTTTTATTATCCTTATTACGCACTGTTTTTGGATCCTCTTGGAAAGAGACGGCGTTAAGGTCTGTGCTTCCGAGTGCGCCGCTTATTGAAATATTCGTGAAATTTATTCGTACTGTATCCATATTGAAACAACATGGATTCGGCAGGAATTTTCACCTTTGTATGGAGTTTCGGGTCTGTGATACCCCGCCAGTGCATCGGGTAGAAATACTTCATGGGATAGATATGTACATCGGGATACTTGTCCTTAGATGTCAGATAGACACGTGAAACATACAAGGGTCCCACACGTTTCCATGCGGCTTCTTTGGCTTCCCGCTCGGCATTTGATACAATTCCTTTTAGAAGTGCTTCAATAAATTCATGCTCCTTTTTGGCACCAATCACACCATTTGCCACGAGTTTTGTTGTTCCGCGTATTTCTTTACCAAAATCCCCCAGTTTCTTCGTATCGGCGCGTGAAATCTTTTCCCAGCCAAAAAAGGCGCCATACTTGTTCTTTTCCAGAAAGGACGCGAACTTGGCGGGCTTCATAATCACAGTGTCCGCATCCAGATAGACCCCTCCGTACTTGTAGAGTGCCATCAGTCGGATAATATCCGCGCGACCTGCCATTTCCTTTCGGAACTTGCCATATTCCCTCCGAATACCCGGAATAGCATCCCAATCGAGAGAATTTACATTATCATCTGTCCATAACTTGTACTCGTATCCATATTTTTTCGCGAAATCGGTAACAGTTTTTATCCACTCGGTGGGCTCTGCGTTTTTTCCCAGCCAAATTTGATGTATTACTTTATTTATTCCACCACCGGCCGTCTCAGCCATCTTCCTATAGTACTATTAGAATGTTTCTTATTGCTCTCGCTTCGCTTATTACCGCTTCGCTTATTACCGCTCTAGCGCAAGATACAGTCGGGGGATTTGGCTGTACTGCGGCTGTTTGCGTCCTTTCCAACGCGTATATGCGTTTTGGCACCGGTGCGGAAAATTCCGTGAATGCCTGGGGACTTTTCCAGCAACCATGGTACTATTCTTCGACTGCCTCTACATGGTACAAACTCACATTTTCCAATTATCCCCTCGATACTGCTATCGGTACAGGCATGGCGGGACCTAACTGGAGTGGTGCCACAGTGACTGACCTGTATTCCCTTACAAACACAGGGGCAACCACTGACTATTCGGCCTTTGTAGTGAGCAGTAGCAGTACAAGCGTCACTGTCGGATATGGTGTTATAACATCTTCAAGGCAGTATACCGTCCTCGGGCAGCGTATTTGGTTTCAGAACACCTTTTCACTGGGGGCCAATGATAGTTTCGTACAGGTCACTACGCGCGTAATTAATAATTCCACGTCGACTATTCAGAATATTATTCTCTGGACTGGAACACGAGATGATTTTGTAGGTAGCACGGATGTAAATACAAAGACGCGCGGAAATATCAACGCATCTGGCTTCTTTGCAGTAACTGCTAACAGTCAAACATCTCGTGCTATTATGATTACAAATCCTACAGATGGTATCCTCTTCTATTCAGAGACGGCAGGGGTCATGACGGCATATTCGGTATGTTGCGCCTTCGCAAATGTGTATAATACCTATCCCTTATCTTTGGCACCTAGTACACCTACTGCTACGGACGGGTCCTATGCCGCTGTTTTGCCTATTGGGAATTTGACGGCGGGTAGCTCTGCCAGTATCGTTTGGTATTATGCTGCGGGTGTCATAAACTCTCTCACTACGAGCGTCGTACAGTCGGTTGCCGTGGCACAAGTGGCACAAGCTGTAGAGGTGTATAATAGCTCAACAGCAACAAGTACTGCAACAAGCAGCTCGACAAGCAGTACAACAAGTCGCTCTACAGCATCAAGCAGTTCAACAAGCAGTTCTACAGCTACAAGCAGCTCTACAGCTACAAGCAGTTCTACAGCTACAAGCAGCGCCAGCTCCACAAGCACACAAACCGCTACAAGTACCGCTACTGGTACAAACACCGCGAGCACTACAATCTCGGCAACTCCTACCGCCGCACAAAGCCCTACCCCTATTGGAACAACAAATCCCGCTACCTCTACGCTAACCTCACTTCAGAGCATTCTCACGACTGGTACATCTGCTAACAGCCCTTCCCCTAGTTCCACAGGTAGTGGTACGGGCACACCTTCTGTAAGTAGGACGGCCCGTGCTTCCCTTTCTGTTTCACTCTCAACCTCGAATTCAAGAAGCCCTTCTGGGTCCGCGAGTCCCAGGTCTTCACGAACTAATACCCTATCAAATTCCTACAGTAAGTCTTCCAGTGTTTCAGCCTTTTTAACACCCATAGCTAGTGCTACCTATTGTCGTTCATCAGTGCCTACCCCGACAATTACGATAAGTTATTCTCCTGCCTCAACTGCTCTGGCAACTTATACAGGAATATCATCTGACTCGGCAACTTCTACGCCTAGTCCCACTCCAACTGCTTCAACAACCTCTACACTTGCTATTAAGGTTCTGATAGCAGAAATGCCGGCCTTCAATATAACTTCATCAACATCAACATCGACCACGATTGTACAAATTAATAATACCGATAGTGCCCTGTATGTGCTTATTAGTTTTATAATTATTGGAGGAGTTGGCTGGGCGACTTGGAAGTTATGGAAGAAGTGGAAGGCAAGAAAGGCTAAAGCTGCCGAGGCAGATGAGGCTGTAATAGCTGCCGCGACTGCCTCCAAGAAAAAGTCAGTACAAATCCGTCTCCCTGAGACCTAAGCATTCCATCTCTCTGTTAAGAAGATGGTGGCATCCTTACTCCGAGTTATATACGGCGGAGTCCAGGATTCCAGACTTATTTGTCAAAAAGGAAAACCGAACCCGAAATTTTTCGTAAAAGTCTTTATTCGTGCTGGGCGTTTTACGACACAATGGGTCCGTCTCGATTTCGACACTCTCCCAACGCTTGGAAATACATCTGTCATAAGTCTCCCACGCAAGGGCCAACTCATCTCACGGCTCTATCTGGTTTCCACGATGCCCGATATTGCCACACAGCAACTGGCAGCAAAAGCCTGGTGTACGGCAAATGGAAAAACCTTTGCCGGTCCCACTTTCGGATGGACGAATTCAACCGGCCACGCGCTTTTACAAAATGTCAGTCTCGAAATTGGAGGCTCACGTGTCGAGCAGCTCGATGGCCAACTCTTAGAAGTCCTCGACGAGTTCTATACACCCTTGGAAAAAGTGAGTCTCATGGATAAACTTCTTCCACGCAATTCATCGAATTTCACTCCCGACCAGTTCGGCTCCACGACAGACACTGTCGCCACGACCCCACTCCCCTTTTGGTTTAGTTGCGGAGATGCCGGTACCTTCTTACCAATTGATGCCCTTCAAGCGGACCCTGTGAAGCTGAGTATTCGATACCGAACACCTGGCACACTCTATACAAGTACGGCGCAGGTTTCTACAGCTGCTCTCACTGGTACACCTGCAGGCGGCGAAGCCTATTTTCCTATCGCGAGCTCCCCCTTTTATTATCTAGACCCATCTGGCACACCTGTGGCAGGACTCGGGGGCGACCCAAGACAATCAACCCTCGTATCTCGTGTTCCAGAAATAACAATGCCTACGGCGCAAGACCTCCAAGTACTTCGTGATACGTATATCATGGCAGAATACATCTATTTGGATGCCCCCGAGGCCAACAGATTCCGTCTCGCGGATATTCAAGTACCCATTCTACAACATTATGCATTTGACCCGGTTGATACACTGGGTGGTGCCTCTGTGAATTGCTATTTGAAAATCCCCAATCCCACTCGCAACCTATTCTTCTATTTACAGCGCTATGAGGCACCCTATTACAATGCTCCCTTCTTGGCCACGCGGGACTTGTCAGGGGCTGGCACATCAACTCCTTGGTGGCCAAATGCCAGTCAAATTGATACGCGTACACATCATGAACTCGTACCAGGATTTGTTTTCAGAAATTCGGAGCCACTGAGGGCCATAGATTTGCTATATGAAGGGAAACTGAGTCGTTATAGCACAACAACACCGGCGGTCTTCAGGTCAATGATGGCTTTAAAGAAGACTCCCTGGGTTCATCGCTATTATTACAACCTTCCCTTTGCCCTTCAGGCTGGTTTCCTCCCTCCGAGCCAACCCTGTGGAGAAGCGAACCTCGATAAGATTATTCGTATAAACTTGAAACTCGATATGAACCCTCTGGCTGGGTATGTGAGTGGGACAGATGTGCCAAGATACATTGTCTATGTATGGGCGGAGACATATAATGTGTTTCGCGTATATGGTGCTCGTGGTGGTATGATGTTCGCATACTAACGCCACAGAATGGCGATAACGAGGGCACTGGCAAACAAAAGGACAAGGGTACTATGACGAGTACGAAAGGCATAGTCAAGCCGCTGAAGAGTCGTGGACGAGTCTTCAAAGAGTTCGATATAGTCGGTTTTTTCTGCTTTAATATCTGATTCGGAGGGTCGTTGAATGGCCAGCAGGGGATGGGTAGTTGCTATCCGAAGTTGGTTCGAATAATAGACATCAATGGGTCCATGACGGTCCGGATTCCAAGCTATAGCCTTCTCATAGGCTGTTGCGTGGAGAACATAGAAATGGAGGGCGAAGCCGGTATCTATCTGCATGAGATGCCGACCAAGTGGCTGGACAGGTCCTTGGACATAGGTAGGACCGCCGAGAAAAATGTCCCACGCCCCACTTTCATCTACCAGTGCCCTTTTAACTGTGGGCCAGCGCTGGGCGAAATCAGTAACAGGGAGGCAATCATCTTCTATGATGAGTACCCAGGGAAGGCCGAGGCGCATTGCTTCGCGAGCAATAGCGACATGTGAGGCTCCACATCCGCGCCACCCTTCTCTATGTCGAATGGCTGAAAAGCGTTGAGGGGAAATCCCTGTGCCTTTGAAAGCTTGTTGTGTAGCTTTCCATTTTTCTGGTCGGTCATCCAAGTTTATACAAAAACATGGAAGGTCCTGCATCCTATAGTTAAATACCAAATTTATTATCGTTGCTGTTGGGCGTCAATTGTTGATTCGAGTTGATTATTAATTACAACAAGCGGGGGATCTACAATATATATATTAAGATTTCCCAGCATATTGTAATATTGAATATCGATGGGGCCGCTCATATGTTTTAGTTTATCAAGGATATGAGGTATTGCCCTGTGGCGAACAATGTACGCATGTGTTCCATAATTTCCGAAATCTTCATTATTCTTCCATTTGACTACGTTCTCGTTTATCCGGTGACCAATTATCTTTGAAATACCTAAATATATAAAATCCCAATCGCCTGGAATGGATTGTTTCACAGTATTCCATTTCTGTGCGAAGTTTTTATCTATTAACACATCATCTTCCAGTATTAAATGGCCGAAGTTAGCTGATACATTGAGTGTATTTAGATGACGTAAAAGACGTTTATGACTGAGCCAACAACCTATCTCACCTGGAATATTTATGACATTTGGATTACGTTTATTTAGCTCAACATCGGTGCTTCTTGAAAATATACGATTAACACCATCCATCTCTGCCACTTCACGGTCTTCATCCTTTCCGTAGGTTGCCTTCCAGCGATTTATTGTTTGAGGTAAAAGAGGCTGTTGGTCAATCACCTTCTGGAACCTCTCCTTGTCCCTATCCAGATTTAAGACCCATACATCGTCTATGGAGGGTGTTATGTGATTATATAAATAGTATCCTAAAACCATGGCAAATACAAGTACAGGAATAAACCATTTTGATAATTTATTTCTGAACATTCTAACTATAGCCGCCATATTTATCTTTACTTGGAAAATATAGAGCGTACAGACTGCATCAATGAGCCAGAGGCATCTACCTTGAAGGGCTTGGACCCCTTTGTATGAAATACCGCTGGAAAGTTGCTCTTTCCGGAATTGAATAGACGATTAATACGATTGGCTTCCGTATCACGCCGCCAGCTGAGCTCCTGGTCTTCGTCTATACGACAAGGCTCTGTTGTATTCGGTGTTTTCATTCTGATTGAAAGATAAATAATATTTTAGACCCCTCTAAGAAAATAATAGGTTTCTCCATTTTTAAAGGGGTTCGCCTTCAAGACCTCAAAGTTGCCAATAATATTATGCTTATACGATTTTACAAAAATAGTTTGTATTTCATCATTGTTCAGCTTTTTGGCATCGGTAGGTGTTAATCCTTCAACTTCACCATTATCGATATTAGCTTGTGTAAGCACGAGCTCATTTAACGACCACATAGTATATATTAGTGATACTTTTCTAAGCCCCTCCGCCTTATAAAATTGGATGAATAGTGGCATTCTATAGTTATCAACCATGTCCCTGTTAATTGTAGAATCACCGGCAAAGTGCCAGAAAATCCAGGGCTTCTTAGGCGCTGGATGGCGTGTCATAGCAACCATGGGGCATATTCGGTCTTTGGAAGAGAATCTGGATGCTGTCGGGCTTGAGCGGGAGTTTGAGCCGCGATTTCAGTGGATTCGGGAAAAGTCCAAGGCGATTCAGCAGATTAAAGATGCCGCGGCGAAGGCCACAAAGGTCTACTTAGCCTCGGATGATGACCGTGAGGGTGAGGCAATCTCCTATTCTGTAGCAGTCCTCTTGAAACTCAATCCGGCTACCACTCCTCGTGCCGTCTTTCATGAGATTACAGCCACAGCTGTACGAGCTGCCGTTGACAATCCTCGCCGCCTCGATATGGCCAAAGTTAATGCGCAGCAGGCCCGTGCCGTACTTGATATGATGGTGGGTTTCACAATCTCACCACTTCTTTGGAAATATGTGGGACAGGCACTTTCGGCTGGACGGTGTCAAACACCGGCCCTCAGAATTCTTGTGGACCAGGAAAAGGCCATACAGGAATTCACGGCGAGTACGTCTTGGAGAATCAAAGGGGCTTGGTCCGGCTTTCAGGCGACCATGACAGAGGATTTGGAGGATGAGGAATCGGCCATGAATTATTTGGAGAATATTCATGATGATACGGGAGGCTTGGTGAAATCGGCTATAACAAAGCCGACGACAGAGCAACCTCCGAAGCCGCTCATTACAAGTACTCTGCAGCAGGAGGCGTCCGCTACTATGAGTCTTCAGCCGAAGAGAACTATGCAGATTGCCCAACGTCTCTATGAGGCTGGACATATCACTTATATGAGAACTGATTCGGCTGTCCTATCTGAAGAGGCACGGGTGGCGGCGGAGAAATGGGTGCGCGAGGCCTTTGGAGAGGAGTACGTGGCGGCTGCCACAAAATCAAAGCCCAAATCCACCCAGACTACACCTCCGCAGGAGGCACACGAAGCAATCCGCCCAACGCATATTGAGACTCGAGACCTTCCTACCGATGAGGATTGGTCCGCCGTAGACCAGAAACTCTATCGGCTCATTTGGAACCGGGCTGTACAGAGTGTTATGAAGCCGGCAAAGGGAGAGCAACGGACTGTAGAGTTTGTGGCGACGGCGGACCCTATGGAGTTTCTGTGGAAGGCAGTTTGGAAGAGGACGACCTTTCTTGGATGGAGGAAGATTGGTGCCGCTGCTACGAATCTTGATGAGGAGGATGAAGAAGAGGATGTGGATGCCGTGGCATGGAAGGTCGCTGAGAAGATTGTAGAAGGTACCGAGTTGGCATGGACTTCTCTTGAGGCTGCCCCGCATGAAACGAAAGCGGGGGCGAGATACACGGAGGCCACGCTGGTGCGTGAACTGGAGCGAAAGGGCATTGGTCGTCCCAGTACCTTTGCCGCACTTGTGGGGACGGTTGTTGACAAGGGATATGCCGAGAAGCGTGACAAGCCTGCTACAGAGGTCACGATTCAAAAGTATCAGGTTGCTCCTCATGTTTGGCCACCAGCCTCCGAGTCTGTCGTACAAAAGGTGGGTGCCGAGAAACAAAAGTTAGTGCCCACGGCACTTGGGACTTCCGTTCTCAACTTCTGCCTCAAGGAATTTCCGGGTCTCTTTGATTACGATTTCACGAAGCGCATGGAGTCGCGACTCGATGCAGTGGCGACAGGGGCCGAGCAGTGGAAGGGACTTTGTAGTGATACATGGGACTCCTACAAGGACAAGTACAAGGCGCTGAAATCGGGAGAATCCACCACAGTTGCGGCAATTAGGGAGCGGAAGTTCGCCAATGGTATCAAGGCCATACAAAGCAAGAAGGGCCCGCTGCTTCTCAAGGAGATGCCTAATAAGGATGATACGGTCTTCTATGGTTGGCCCGAGGGGACAACTTTCCAGGAATTGACAGAAGAGGCAGTGGCGGCCTTCATTGCTTCCAAGGTCACGAGCTCAATAGGCGACTATGAGGGGCATCCTATGGTGAAGAAGTCGGGTCCCTATGGAGCCTATGTCGTCTGTAATGGCGTAAATGTACCTTGGGCTGCGGGAGATACAGAGGAAATCATTCGCGGAAAACTCGCGGCAAAGGGGCAGGCGGCTGTTCATACACTGGGCGCCTTTGAATTCCGCACAGGTCCCTATGGAATCTTCATGTTCAAAAAGGACCTTGTTGGAAAGGCGAGGAAGTTTGTATCTATCCCGACAGGAGTGGACCCGAAAACACTCACACAGGAGGCGGCAATAAAAATGTATCAGACAGGCCTACAATTGAAGGCAAAAGCGCAGGGCTATAAAAAGAAGACCTAAGTAGGGATGCGCGGGGCAACGCGAAAGAAGTTAAATATTTTTAATGTTCCAGCGTACGTAATAAGTATGAAGGAGCGACCTGAGCGGTGGAAGCGTTTCACCGAGCAGCCAAGTGTGGACCAACTGAAACACATGCGCTATTCAAGGGCGGTGAATGGAAAGAAACTGGATTATAAGACGGACCCTCGTATCTCTGTACGAACACGTTTGAATATTTTCAGAAACTACCGGCGGAGCCACCACGAGATTGCCACCCTGGGTGCCGTGGGATGCTCTCTCAGTCACATTGAAGTCTGGAAGAAGTTTATCAAGTCTGGAA